AACCGCGAACACCTGATTGCGGATATTGAAAACTTCCTTGGCTACGGCAACAGCAACGATGCCGTACTGATCGGCGCGGGCAAGCTCGGTCGGGCGCTTCTGGGCTATGGCGGGTTTGCCGAATACGGACTCAACATCGTCGCCGCATTCGACGCCAACGATACGCTCATCGGCACCACCAACGGCGGCAAGCCCATCATGCATCTGTCGCGGCTCGGCGAGGTCTGCCAGCGCTACAAGATCAAAATCGGCATCATCACCGTGCCCGCGGAGTATGCGCAGGGCGTGTGCGATCTGCTGATCGAAAACGGCATTCTTGCCATCTGGAACTTTGCACCCAAGCATCTGAACGTACCGGACGGTATTCTGGTGCAGAACGAGAACATGGCAGCGTCGCTGGCACTGCTCTGTAAGCATCTTAACGAACGCATGCAGGGGCAGGACGGCTGATTTTTCGCAAAAGTCAAGATTAAATTGTAAAAAACCTGAAAAAAGTTTTTACCCCAGGGCGGCCAGACCTTCGGCGAAGACTTCGTCAGCGGACCGGAAGCCCAGGATTTCGCGCGGGTAGGCGTTCAGCCAGTCTTCGACGGCCTGGATCGCCTTCTTCGGGACCTGGCCGAAGTCGGTCCCCTTCGGGAACCAGCGCCGGATCATTCTGTTTATGTTCTCATTTGTGCCGCGTTCATAGGAAGAATACGGGTGGCAGTAAAAGACCGTCGTCCGCTTGCCCTTCCGGCGACAGGACCGTTCCAGTCCTTCGACGTCGGCGAACTCGCTTCCGTTATCAACTGTAATCGTTTGAAATATCTTGTAGAAAAGTGTTCCGTATCTGCGTTCAAGGCGATCAAGGGCCGCGACGACGCTTCCGGCGGTCTGGTCCTTCATTTTGATCATGATTTCCTTCCGGGCCTTACGTTCAGACAGGACCAGAAGCGTTTCCTTCGTCTTCTTCTTGCCTTCGACACAGTCCATTTCCCAGTGTCCGACTTCCTCGCGGGTGTCGATTTCTGGGTCCCGCTTCTCAATGCTCTTTCCGGCCGACGCCCTGGCGGCCTTCTTGTTCTTCTTGACCTTCGTGTAGGGTCGCTTCTGCTTCCCCTTGCATGGAAGGTGAACCATTTCCAGGGTCAGGAACACGCCCTTCTTGATATAGGAATACAGGGTCGCTTCACAGATCGTTGTATTGAACTGGATTCCCTTCACCTTGATTTCGCCCAGGACGGCCGCCGGGGAATATCCGTCTTCGACGATCCGGCGTTCAATGTATTCGGCCAGTCGATAGTCCTTCCCGATCTTCAAGTCTGGCCCCTTCGCGGCCAGGTGTTCACGGTATGCGGCTTCGGCTATGTCTGGGCTATACCGTTCTTCTTCGGTCCAGTCTGAATTTCTGTGGGTATAACGCCCCCGCTTCAATTCGTTGTATATGGTGTTCCTGTGAACGCCGATTTCGTCGGCGATTTCCTGGACAGATTTTCCGCACTTCAAGAAGGCTTCGATCCGAAGGCGGTCATTCCAGGATAGATGTCTGAATCTGCGTCGCTTTGCCATGTGTATTTCCCCCTTATAGCAAGAAAAAGGCCCCGCCCTCGCTGTTATGGCAAGGGTGGGGCCTTCGTGTGTATGTTCAAATAAGTTCGCACGGGTGGACGCCCAGGGCGTCGGCGATCCGTAGGGCAACGGTCAGGGAAGCGCCTTCGATTTTTCGTTCCCCGCTTTCGTACCTCTGGATCGCGCGGATATTGACGCCGGTTTTTTCCGCCAGGGCGGCCTGTGTCAGCCCCCGTTCACAGCGCAAGCGCGCGACTTTCGTTTCGCTTTTGGTGCTTCCGGATTTCATGTCGATCCCGCCTTCCTTTTTGTTCTGCCTACATATTACGACATTTTGGACGTAATGTCAACAGAAAAAATCCCACGGTTCTTCCGTGGGATCATTCTTCTTCCGGGTCCAGAAGGTCTTCAATGGGGATTTGAAGAACGGAAGCGAAGGCGCGGAGTTCGTAGTCCATAACCAGGCGTGCGCCTGATTCGATGTTGCTGATCGCGTCCTGGGCTATGTTTACGCCCTTTGTCTGCATTTTAGCGGCCAGGGTTTCCTGTGAAATGCGCTTTGCCAGACGTGCCATTCTGACGCGCTCCCCGCAGATATTACGCCGCCCATAGTAGCCCAAATTCTTCATGTGGTCCTCCCTGGGTATGGTCATGTTCAATATTCTATTTGAAGTTACCATAAACTATGGTATTATATTATTGGCATGAACCATAATTCCAAAAAGGAGGGAAGAAAATGGGCTGGAAAATCGGTGAATTATTTCACGGCATAAGGAAGAAGAATGAACCGGCAGTCAGGCCGGAAGTTATTATCCGACTGCAACAGATCAGGGACCTTTATCTTGAATCAGCCGACATAATGGCAAACACGCGCAATCTGACCACTTTCCTTTACAGATATGAAGACGCGCGACGCTTTATTTCTGGGTTTAACTCCATTATGGTGCAGGAAGGCCAGGTCCCGATCCCGGAAATGAACGATGACATTGACGCGCTCTTTTCTAATAGGATTCGTGAAGTCGTCACCTATGAAATGGAATCTGCTCAAAAATTGAAGACGCCGTCCGGGCGTCAAAACCGTCTGCAACGGATCATATCCGCACTGGAAAGCGTTGACAGGAAAGACGGTGGCTTCATTGATGATGTAATAATAGACGTAGAGGATTCTGTTTTTCGCGCTATGTATCAGGGGGTAGATTGGTCAAAAGAACCGGGCGACTATGACTTGGGGGTAGACGAAGGAATGGTGTTGCAAGCCATGAAGGAAGCCGCGATTCGCGACGCGCGGCGTCGCGGGTTTGATGACACGCAGATTGAAGCCGTTGTAAAAAAAAAAAGGGGGGAGGGTTTTTCCCGGCCCGCCTTTCTCACTTCATGCGCTTGTTGATTTCGTAGTCCATTTTTCTTGAAACTCTGGCCTGTTGGGTATCAAGTGTTCGTTTCACAGCTCGTTTCATGGTAAAACGGCCGCGCACATATCCGCCCTTCGGGCCGACGAACATTCCGCCTTCCGGGTCGTCCCGGTTGTAGACGAACGTGTGGCCCTCCCAGTGACCAGGGACGAAGTGACTTCGGAATCCATGTTCCAGGTGACCGGCATAGTCCAGGGGGTTGTAAAAACGGACGATGAATCGGCGGCCGGCGCGCTTCGCGGTCTGGTCGCTTTTCCAGTTCCGACGGTAGTCGCCAGTGTTGACGATGTCCGGGGAATCGTTCGTACAGATCAGGCGGGCCTGTTTCACGGCATACACGCCTTCGCCGACGGCGATCTGGGACATGATGTCGGGAATGTCGGCGGTCAGTTGTTCCAGTTTCCCGATCCACTGGACCAGTTCATTTCTGTTTACACTCACGGCGCGCCCTCCTTTCTGTTAGACCTTGCGGAGATTGGCGGCGTTGACTGCCGCCGTGACGGTAGCGCCGACGCCGATCACGACGCGGGCGCCGCTGACCTGGATCACGTCGTAGGTGTCATAGTAGGTTCGGAACGGCTTCCCGTCATAGGTGACGGCGTTCAGGACCTTCACCCTGTCGCCCTTCTTCAAGGCCGCCGGCGCGGTGCTGGCCGGAATCTTGATCTTCTGGCCGACGCGGATCGCGTTCGGGTTCTTGATCCCGTTGTAGGCCGCGATCGCCTGATAGGTGGTCCCATGCTTGGCCGCGATCTGGGACAGCGTGTCGCCCTTCTTCACTGTGTAGACGGTCACGCCCTGGGCGGCTCCGGCGTCAGGGGCGGTGTCTGCCACGCCCAGGCGGCGGTTCACTTCGGCCGCGATCTCCCCGTGTCGGTTATACAGATAGTCGCCAGGACAGGACTTGTTCGCGTAATCACGATGAACGGTCATATTACAGCCGTTTTTGTGGGTCACGCGGTCCGCCTTCTTGGTGGACCACACAAGTTTCTTGATCCCGTTTCGCTTACAGATGTCGGTCACAAGGTCGAGAAGGGCGGCGAAGGCCCTGTCATTTACGGCGTAGGGGTGTTTGGTGTCACTGGCGACCTCAATCGTCACGGCGCGGTTATCGTTCGCGGCGTTGGAACTGCACCAGGAACGGTCCTTTTCCTCCACATACATTCCGATCTTGCCGTCGGTTCCGACCCCATAGTTCGAAGACGCCTGGCGCGACGTAGGGGCGAAGATATTCCCCAGGGTTTCGACCGTACACTGACCGACTACACAATGAATTGTGATCGTGTCGATCTTGTGGTTTCTGGGGCTGTTCTTATTGGGTGAAATGCGGGTATAGTCCACAAGTGGGCTGTTACTCATAGTTGATCACTTCCTTTTCTTTTCCCTGGGCGTCGGACGTGCCGGCGTTCAGGATTTCGGTGAACTTCACGAAGGCTTCCTTGATGTACTTGCAGGACACCAGAAGAACCGCGCCGATGATCACCAGGTCAGCGAAAAGGACGGTGTACTCCTGGGGGATCGCCCAGCCCACTTCGTTCGCAAACAGGGGAAGTGTGGTCAAGGCCACACACAACAGGGTCAGGCCGATCACGAAGGTCGCGATCTTGTAGGCGCTGTTGATCAACTTTTCGCGGTCGAATGGCTCGTGAAGAAGTTTGATGTTGTACCACAGGGAGAAGGTGACGTTCGCCAGGTATGCAGACAGGAAGATCAGCATAGACCAGCCGATACTCACCAGATTTTCGACGATACTGTTAAACACAGGGGTCATACCTCCTTTGTGTCGTTGTAGATTTCCGGACCATACTTCTTCCGAAGTTTGATCCGGTTTTCCGCTTTGGCTTTCGAATAATAAAAGCCGGTGGCGGCCGCAGTTTCAGCGAAGACAGCGGGGATCAGATAGGCAAGGGGCGACGTGTCGCCGGTCCTCCACACCATGACCAGGGTGAAGGCGGTCACGACGATCGTGACCGCCCCCACGGTGGAAATGATGGTTTTGGAAAACTCCCGCTTTTTCGCGCGCCTTCCGCCTGTCATGCCCTGCTCTCCAGGTTTTCCAAATCTTCGATCCTGTGGTTCGCGACCTTGATTTTTTCTTCAAGGACGGCCTGGGCTTCTTCCAGACCGTAGGTTCGTTCGACCACAGAATTATGTTTGTCGACCTTCTTTTCCAGTTCTTCCAGGCGGTAGGCGATCAGGGCGGAACTTCGCTTATTTGCAAAATAAGAACCGCCCAGAGTCCCCAAAAGGGACAGGACGGCTATAATAATTCCTTCCATTTCATTTTCTCCCTTCGAAGAATAAGGGCATCCCCGGTTGTGGGGACGCCCGTTCTTCCTGGTTACTGGGCGTCAATATAGCCCATTTCTACCAGGTACGCCTTCACGCGCTCACGAAGACCGCGCGGGACGTCGTCGATCGTGATCTTTTCAAGGATCACTTCGCCAGCATACAGACGAACCAACATTTGAAGCACCTCCTTCCCAAACAGGATTTTCACAAGGAATATAAAAACGGCGGACCACATTAGGCCACCCCGTTTTCCGTGGTATTCTCCGCCTTGATAGCGGATTCGACTTTCTCGCGAAGTCTGGCGGGAACTTCGTCGATCTTCATGTTCCCAGAAGACACTTCGCGGACGTACAATTCTACAAGTGCGCTCATTTTTGACCTTCTTTCTTTACGCGAATACGACGTCGCAGATTTCCATAATGCACCCTTTCAGAAGTTCATTTTCGGATTGCAGTTGTTCAATGGTCTGTTCCGACTCCGTTTTCGGGTTCATTGGTACGAAGTCACATTCTTTCGGATCAAACATAGTTCTCCCTCCTTTATGCGAAACGGACCGTCGCCTGGATCACTTCGATCTGCTGGGTTCCCTTCGTCAGATAGAAGCGATAGGCCAGGCCGAAGCCCTTTGCAACGGTGGTATTTTTGAACGTGTGGACGAACTTCCCGACCTTGCTTGTGACGTCCTCCCAGACAGGAGCCGTGTCGAACGGGTTGTTCGTGACCTCGACGTGAAGGGTTGCGTCCGCTGGGTGGTCGGCCGGGTACAGGGATAGGAAGACCTTCGTCACCTTCGCGTCGGTGGAGATCGCGCGGGACGCGGCGATCCTGTTGACGGTTCGGGTGAAGGTGATCTGGCGGGTCGCGCTTCCGCCGGCTCCGTCAGTGACATAGATTTTCAGAACGTGGGTCCCGGTCAAAAGGCGAAGCCACACGCCGGA